CTTACCAAGTAACTTTTTTAAGTTAAATACTAATCTATGAAATACTGTGTATGCAGCCTTTTCTTCTGCTGTAGCTAATTGTTTGCCTTTCTTTAGCACCTTGCCGTCTTTATCAACGATACCAAGTTTAAAGGCCGCTGTTTTTGGAAATGGAGTAGTTAGTAGCCTTAGAAACCTAAACGCATAAACTAAATCTCCTGCTCTTGATAATATTCCCATTATATTTTTCTTAATACCTCTACAATAAAGGGGTCCAAAGCAACTTCTGTTTTTTCAGTTTCTGGTAAATAGTGCAAGAATACTAAGAATGGTTTTATATAATGCCAATGTTCTTCATTGATTTTATACCATATCATTTTATTACATGCTTCTATTCCAAATACATTATACAATACAATTAGGTGATTTAAAATTAATCGCTCTTGCAATTCACCTGTTAATTCGTATCTTTTTAACAGTCGCTTTAGATATTTAAATCTATTTAAATCCTGTTTAAACTCTTCAACATCTACACATTCTGGATTGTTATAGTGATGTGATGCAAATAGTTTAAAATTTTTAACATTTAGCTCATCAAATAATTTCATCATATATTATATATACCTTAAGTATATGAATTATGTTTCTAATATAAACTGTGTTGATTTATTTAAAAATCTGACTTCCCAACTATCATCTCTATCGTTACCAATATAACAGTAATCAACGAGGCCTTTATTTTCGCCCTCTATTACTTTCCATATATAGGCACCAAAGCCTGGTTTAACTCTTCTATCTGCTTCTGCTATTTCATTAAATGCAGCTTTTAGTCTGTGTCTAGCATTATAGAAGTTACCATATAAAATCTCTTCACTCTTAAATACTTTTTCGTATTTCTTTTTAAGTTCTTTCATATCTTTTGCAAGAACCATATTTGGTTTAGCTGATTTTTTATATGGTATCATACCTATTCCTAATACTTGAACTTTTCCACCATAAACATTTTCATCTTTAATGCCATAATTTCTAGCTGAACGGCCAGAATGAATAACATTAACTTTCATTCCAGCAGCTAGTTTTGAAATAGAAACTTTTGCCTCATTTAATTGAATATATTTTTTTAAACTATCCATTAGTCTGACTCGTTATCTCCAGCATCATAATTTTTATCAACATAGTCAAAGAACTCTTTTTTCTTTTCTTTGTCTAGTTCTGCTGGTGATTTAACTCCGAACTTTTTAAGTGCAGCTTGGAAAACCTTTTGGTAAGCTTTTTGTTTTTCTGATTCTTCATCAGTTTCTTTTTTCTTCTTACCATGATAGGCTTCAGTTCCCTTTTCATCTTCGTCACTATCTATGTCACGTTGTTTGACCTGAGAGCCGTCCTTTTCAAAGCCTAGAATTTCATCTACTTGCTTTTTTTCTTTTACAACTGTACCGTCTTCCTTTTCTCCAGATTTTTTAATCACATGCTTATCTTTGAAATCCTTTTCGCCCTTAGCTCTTGGCTCTTCAGGACTTTCTTTTTTCATTAAAGCGTCATGATTATCTGTTGCATACTTTTCAGCTTCGGCCTTGTCTTTAAAAGATTTTACTTTCTTGTTTGACATATTATATACATCATACATTCCAGTTTCTTTATTTTTTACGACATGGCTTTTAGGGTCCATATCATGGTCCTTTTTAGCATCATAGTCTGCTTCTTTTTTTACTTTCCCTTCCATTACATCTTTTACGGTCTTTGCAATGTCCAGGGTTATACTATCATTAAATTTCATTTTTTATTCCTCTACTTAAGTATATTTGAATGAACTATAAATTCCCAAGTGACCGCCGATATTAAACCTACCACGATTACCCAAAAAACTTTATTTATTATATTAACAGTAGAAGCATTAGTCGCAACCATTACTTCTAATTTATCAATTCTATTTATAAGAGTTTGAATTTGCTCTGACTGTTGTTTACTAAAACTTGTCAAAGTATGTATCTTCTCTTCTGCTCGTGCTAATGCAACAACTGCATCAGCCAATTTATCTATTTTATCCTCTATTCGGTCAAGTCTCTGTGCCTGAGTTTCTTTAGCCATCTTTCTTTATTACCCTACATTTTAGGTTATTATAACCTTTTATTAAACGATGATACTCTCCCTGAGGTATATCAAATATCATTCCCGGTTGAAGGTGATATGGTAAGGCATTATGATACTGAAATTGCCAACCTTCTCCTTCCAAAACCTCTATTTCTCGCTCTTCTCTATCACGATGCCATACATATTCTACATCGTCTCTATCGACATGAAATTCTCTAATTTCTCCTTCTTGTGTGAAGGGGAAATCTTTACCAAAAATAACTTCCGCCACCCTTTAATCCTAATTCTTTTGCATATCTCGGTAGTCTGCATGCCCAATAACCTGGTGCTAACTTATCTGTCTTTGTATCACAACTATGTCTTGCCGCAAAGCTCCTTGCTGCATCTTTATCATTTATTTTAGCCGCCAAACCACCTTTTTTATCTCCAAACTCAATGCGTTTCACATTACCAGTCTGAGGATTTTTAACATACACTACATATTTCTTTCCGTCTCCAGAATTCCTTGATGGTTTATTTAACTCGACATCTCTACCTTGATAATCTGCTTCTATCATAGGTTGTTCCAATGGAACATGTCTACCTTCATATAAACCGAATCGTTCTTTATATTCTTTAAAATTAATCATCTTTCATTTGCCAATAAATCGGCTATCTTTAATAATGTTTGTTTATCCTTATTTGATATAGATTTAAGTTTTCTATCTTTTGCTATTTTTCTTAATGAATCACCATATGCTTTAGTTGATTCTTCCATATCATTACTCGCAACAACCATACCAACAGTGTTAATTAAATTTGTAATTACTGGAGTAGGCAAGGTTGAAAGTAATTGCATCTGCTGTTTAGTTAGACCTTTGACCTTTTTAATATTCTTTTTCCAAGAAGATACTGCAGTCATATCTTTTTTTTCAGCTCTAAGTTCTACAAAGGTTTTCATTTGTCTTTTTTCTCTACCCTATTCATTAAAAAATCATATGCACTATCTAAATAATCAGCTGATTTTACTAATTTATTTATTAACCATGCAGGATATTCTGAATCAGGTTGCATTATACTCATTAACTGTTCAGTATTTCTTTTTATATGATTTAACTGATTTTTAATATTCGCAGATTGTGTATGACCATCTTCACCTAGTTCGTTTGACTTTATACCATCACCATCAGTATCCTTTACTTTATCAGCATCGGTATATGATTTAAATTTTTGTCTTGCTTTTTTAAACTTAATTGTCATACTTCACCATTTTATCTTTTCTAATATTACCACTTTTTCTTTTAATTCTCAACTCTAAAACTCCAAATGAATGGTGGGTCATTTTAAATTTATTCCCTTGGGTTTTACCTCTAATCCATTTATCTTTCATTAGTTGTTCACCTGCAATAACATTTAAAAATACTTTAGGAAACTTGTTTACTTTTTTAAGTGGCCTTTTAACTGAGCCATCAGATTCCTTTTCATACATTTGTGAATCTATTTCATCGTATAGACTATCATCACCTACTGGAAATTTATCTAAAAACTTATCTAAGTCGTTTGGTTTTGTAGCAGGAAATGGAGTCATTAACATATCAGATAACATTGCTAATTCGTTTCTATTATCAGGTATGGACCATGTTCCTTCTTGTATATTTTCATCAAACATTCCTGCCTGTTTCATCATGCGCATAGCATCTTTCTTAGCTTTAGCATCATTTTTCTTTTTAACTCTTTCAACAGCTTTTCGAATCATATCAATTCTTTTCTTTTTACTTAATTCATTAACATCTTCATTTGCTAACTTTAAAGCTCTTGAAACATAGTAATCATCTCCTAAACCTCTTGCAATCTTTTCTATCTTCTTAAATGCAGGTGTCATAGCACCACCCATAGACATAGCGATATCAATTGCCTTCATGACTTGGTCATCTGAGAATTTACTCTTTTTAAACTCTTTACCCTCTCCTATTTGGGCTCTAAATTCTTTAAATTTTTTCATATTTTCCTCTTTAAATCCTAATTTCTTTTTTAAAATATTCATAGCCGTAGCTATCTTCACAGATTTCCAATCCTTACCATAACGCTTTTTAAAATCAGCATCAGGTAAATCCTTTGCAATCTTTTCTAACTCCTTTTCTCTATCAGGAGTTAGTTTAAAATCAGCCATTAAGAACCTCTTACTTTAGCTGCGAGGTCCTTATCAGCTTTACCCCAAGTACCAGATGACTTAGTTACAAAAGAGTTGACTCTTGCAAGTCCCCATTGTACTGAAGTTGTACCTGGTCTATGTCCTGTCCTCCAAGCCGCCACGCCGCGCTTGAATACTTGTTTTAATATACCAAACGGCATACCTGATTTATCTGCTTTCTTTCTAATTGCAGCATCGGTATCTTGTTCTTGTACATTATAATCTTCAAATGATAACATATTCTCTCCATACATTTGTTTAAACTTATTAGTATGCTTAGACGGCTTTGTTTTTGCCCTTGCATCACCAGGAGCCGGTTTATATGCAGATGGGTCATCATCATCTTTCTTAGCACCTTTTTCAAAATGTCTTGCTCTTGCTTGTTTAGTAGACTTAGCCATTTCATCACCTTCAGCATCTTTTGCAAAATAACCGGCAGGTTGTGTACCAGGTCTATCTTTTATATCCGGGTCTTGTTTCTGAGTTTTCTTACCTTCTTTGTCTTTCTTCTCGTATACACCCTCAAACTTAAAGTCTAGCATCTTTTCAACAGTTTTATCTTTTTGTTTTGTATAGTGTGCAATCTCTCCTGCAAGAATTAATCTATCATCATACGGTAATGATTTAAACCATTTTTGAAAAGCATCATTACCTTTCCTTGCCAACTGAGAAGCCTTTTTAGCAAGACTTGCAACACTTTTATCAAACTTAAAATCTTTGGCCATTTTCATCCAACCAGCAGATGCTAATCTCATAAAGTTGGCTGGAGCATTTTCTATAACACCTTGACCAGGAGTATCTTTTTTATATCTATCCGTCAGTCTCTTTGTTCCGAATTCCGCTGAGTCTGCATATTCGTCTAGCTGAACGCTGTCTAGCCAGCACCTTTTTCTTCCACCTTCGTTTAACTCTACTAACAGATAGTTGCTTCCGCATACTTTAATGACTCCTCTTTCTTGGGTTTCTTTTATAACGACTTTATTACCGACATTAAATAATGAACCCTCAATATAATCTTCTCGAGTTTCGGAGACAGGTGGTAATTCTATGTGTTTACGGAATGATTCCTTTTTAAGGCCTAAACCTTTTCTGATTGCATAATATAAAGTTTGAATACCATCGCCTGGAACTTCTAAAGATGCATCTGCAAATCCTTGTAAATCACCAGCCGCGGCTAAATCTCTTAATTTAGAAGCAGACATTCCTTTAACACCATCAGCATCTGGGTCTCTTTGTCCAGCTGATACTACATTTATAGAACCCTCAAAGTTATATAAACCATGCCTTGCTTTCTTTCCGTTATATTTGTTTAGTAGTATATTAAATTCTTTTACTCGGTCACTTCCAGCAACCATAGTTATCTTTGTAAATCCTTGATTGTAAAGTTTTACTGCAATATCAAGCACATTTCGCACATCAGCATCTGCCATGATATTCCTAGAATGTTTAGGAAACATCTTACGCATAAACTTTATTTTTTCTTTAAACCCGAGTGGGTTCTTTTTGGAGTCTTGTGATTTAGAAGCATATATACGATACACCCCACCACGTGATACTGTTTTAAGCTTGTCAAAGAGCTTTTCATGACCTTCTGTTGGAGGATTAAATCTTCCAAATACAAAGGTCGCCTCGGTAGACGCCTCTGTTAGGTACTCATTAAATGATTTAATTGACATATATATCCTCGGTTTCCCATTAGCCTGGATTATCCCAGCCTTTTATTATATCCTTGCTGAAGTTATTAGTAGAAAATTCCATTCTGTCTACTAATTTGACAGCACCACCTTCCGTTCGGTCTATAGCGACAAAGCCTTCAACGCCGGTCACTTTAAACCCAGATTTAGTTTTTACAAATGTATCAATTTTTGATAGTTTGTTTAGTTTATTTATAATAATTAATTTACTATCCACAATTAAATTCTGTAAATCAAAGATATTTTTAAGGTTTTTTACATTATTTTTAGAAAAAAACGATAATAATTCATCTCTTTTTGATATTTGTACATCTTTACCCTTCTGTGATGAACGCTTGTCTATCTCCTTTGCATATCTATCTGCTACAAATTGTATTAAACCTTTTGCATGTTTACTTGTATTTGTTATTCTTTCGCCCTTTCTGACCGATAGGTTATTATATACATTAATAACTAAATTTAATTCTTTATTTGATTCTATTTCTTTTAAAACAGTGGATTGTATTTTTCTGAATATCTTTCCTGCATCTGATAACTTCTTAGAAATCTCTAAGGTATCAGCTTTTGTAAGAGTTGCAGTTCCTGATAGGTCTCTTAATGTGGCATCTACCATCCACACATTGCTTGTCTTTTTTAATTTTGGCACTATATCTCTACCAAATTCAGCTTTCATACTTTCAAATGATGAGCCTGAATATGAAGTATGCCAAACAATACCTATCTTAGCTTTAGAAATTTGTTTACCTAATATAGATTTTTCTGGTACAGCATAAGCAATAGTATTAGGGTGAAACAAAACATGTCCAATTCCATTTATCTTCTCCTTTTTCAAGTCGCCTTTTTCAAACATAAAATCACCTTGAATAACATCTTTAATGCCCAAGTCTTTTAAATTATCAAAAGCTAGTTTCATTTTTTTATTTAAATCACCAGAGGTATCTGCATCTATATCATCATGGTTTTTATATACCTTTGGATTTTTTGCAAATATGCCTTTCTTTGCTACAAAGAATTGCCCATCAGTTGGGTCAATTCCTGCAAAAACGGCGGGGGCCCCGTCCCATTTGACGGTAACATCTACAGGTGCTTTCGCGCTACCGCTCAACATATCCCTCAATGACCTAAGCGCTAGGATAGCCTGGCGGGCCCCCTTAACTCCACCGTCCAAGATTAGGTCCTCAATATGAGTCATATGAGTATTCTTGGCCTCGGTTAAATATGTAGTTAAGGATTTCATTTATTCATCTCTTTAGTTTTTTGTTTTAACTTTTCTAAATGGTCCGTCCAGATTTTATATGCGTCTCTAAGATTTGCTTTCTTCTCTGGGTCTTTTGTTGTTTTTATAGCTTGTTTTGCTCTTTGTTGCATTACCAAGGTGGCCTGAACTTTATGTGCATGTGTTCTTTTGGCCTTATTAATTATTGCGATACCTTTCTTTGCAGTCGCAGCATCTTTAAATCCTAATCCATGAATAGTTCCCTTTGGGTCCTCGTCAGTATATAAATCACTATGGCTTGAACTACCTTTGTGTTGGCCTTTTTCTCTAGGTATCCTAGGGCCTTCTTTTAAATACTGTTTAAAACTATTCATTTATCTAAATTTGGGTGAAAGTTTAATTTAATTAGTTTACCATCTTTCTTTACAGATTTACCATCAACGATTACTTCTATTGGATATGGCTCGGCATCTTCTAACCAATATGCAACTGTATAACTGCCATCTTCATTCATAGTAACAAGTAAACCTCTAGCATAATCTTCTCTATCTTGTTTAAGGATATATGTTTCCCCACGCTTTAACATGAGGTCGACTTCACTGTTCTTTACTGCTTCTTGAGCTCGTTTGATTGCCGCATCGCTAGGAGCTCCTTTTGCACCTTTTTTTCTCATGCGTTCACCAGAACCTCTTTTGATTCTTTCACGCTTCTTTCGGATATTATCCCAAAGTCCTTCTTCTAAAAATTGTTTAAAGTTTGTCATTTG